AGTACCAGATAAACCACGCATTGATCCTATTTCTGGCAAGGAAGTAGATCCACAAACAGGCAAGCTTACATGAAACGCTTCATTCCCCTTTTGCTTTTATTAGCAGCCCCAGTTCATGCTGGAGGCATCACCCATAAGATCACGGCTACAGCGCAAGCGTCAGTTGACGGAAGTTATTCTCACGCAAAACGCATCGGAAGTACATATTCTATGAGTAGCTCTGGAGTAACGGCAGGAACAATGGGACATTTAGACGTTCCAGCAGCATCAAATAACTCTTTAACAGGAGTTGCTGCAACGCATGGTTCAGGTTCGTATACTCAGACAACCGCCGGGGCAGCTACAACTTTTAGTGAAACATTTATTCAAGGTGATGATGTTCCAAGTGCAACAACCTTGAGTAATGGTGCTATCGGATCACTTCCAATGTTGGGAGATACGATCTCATACACTGGGGGTGATAACACCGGGCTGGCAGCTACTATTACGTCAGTTTCTGGTGGCACAATAGGACTCACCGCAGGCAAGTCCGGGACATCTGTAACTGGATCAATAACTTCATCTTTATCGATAGGTGATTAATGCGTTATATATTATTTTTTATCTTTTTATCCGTTCCAGCACAAGCAGTCCCTGTTATCCCTGGATTTAATTCAGGGTCTACTACAGCAAGAACTGAGAGCAAACAAAATACAACTGAGTTAATAGAATCTTGGTCATATTCGACAGGATATGAATATTCTGTTGGTGGCTCAAACTTATCAATACAAGGCGATATGTTACCTAAAACAGTTACTACAGGTACTCACACAGTTGATGGAATTACTACTACTCATCACGGGATTGACCTTAATACTAAACCTACAGTCACGATGCACACTCAAGGAGCAGCTACAAACCTCCTTGAAAGTTATCATGGGCCAGGCTTAAAATCGTTTACCCGAATTAGTAGAGATATTCTTACCGAATCTGTTACAGAAACAATGTCAACATTTACTCAATGAACGACATTAATAGCTTTTATTTATTTCCAACTCCTGTTTGGAAAATTAATATTTTAGAAGAATTAAAAAAACAAAATTTAAGCATAAAAAATATTATCGATGAATGTTTAAAAATAAAATCAGAAGATAAAGGAAGATCTATAAGTAACCAAGGAAAACATGCTTATCAATCTAATAACTTAGACTTTTTAAAACATAAAAATACTAATTTAATTCAATTGATGAAAACGATTGATAGTATTAGTCAAACCATCTATGGAACCACATGGAAAGGAAAAATAAATCTTAGTGACACATGGCTCAACATTAATGGGCCAAATTCTTTTAATGTTTTTCATAATCACCCAAAAGGCATTTTATCAGGATGTGTTTATTTAGAAGTACCTAAAGATAGTGGATGCTTAATTATGGGGAAAGGACAGACTGATTTATTTCTTTATGCAACATACGGTGATATAAAACAAGATTCTGAATTTACATTTGAAACAGTAAGTTTCGAGCCTAAAGTTGGTGACGTATTTATATTCCCTTCACATGTCGAACATTCTGTAGGAAAAAATAAAAGCAAAAAGAATAGAATTTCATTAGCTTTCAACTATCTTAAAAAATGAACAAATATTTATTTGCAACATTATTGTTAATAAATAGTCCTGTAATTGCAGATACAAACATGACTAATAACCCGGTAAGTAATAGTTCCGGGTCGGTATCAAATATTGGGGTCATGAATTATGCGAGTAAACAATTTACAAATACTTTATCATTAAATCAAGTTCAATGCCAAGGCGATACCTTGGTTGTTCAACCTTTTTTGATGGGAAATTATTCTGGAGGGTTACCCAAGGTTGACAGTTTCCTTGAGCCTATCTATTCAACTAAAGATATAAAAGGAGCTACAGATGAGAACGGAAATGAAATAGGTGACGGAGAAGTTGACGACCCAACATTGATTCGTGGATATAAAACAGTACAAAGATTTGAAAAGACTAATTTTGCAATTAGCCCTGGCATAAGTTTATCTTTTAATGTAAATCTAGATAGGAAAAGCGTCCGAAAGTGCAGGGAAGGTCAAGTGCATTTAGTAAACCTTTTACAAGCAAAGCACGAAGACGCACGATTATCCTATGAATTGGGACGTGCAAAGCATTGTGCAGATCTATTGAAGAATGGAGTTCGCTTTAAAAAAGGTTCAAAATACGAAATTTTATGCCTCGACATTGAGTTAGTCAGCAAACCTAATACCTTAATAGATCACAATCACTCTATTTCCGAAGATCCCTCTGAGCCTTTCTCCTTTCAGAAAGGGACAATAACTTCTCCTTCTTCTTGAATAAACTCTTTGCAAGTTTTTTAGATCTTTTTTTAATTTGCTTCTGAATCTGTTTTTGTACGATTTTTATGTAGGGCTGCAAAGTGCCAACAGCAAGAATACTGGTGACAGCTATTGCACTTGTAGAAACCAGTAAGGGAACGGGGGGAGAATAATTACCTGCTATTTCAAGTGGGTTTAAACCTTCCCATACCGTTTCACATTTATTTGTTACTTGATCTCTTCTCCATCCTTTAATTCTTGCAAGTCCTCCTTTGCCTAACGAACCAATAGGAGTTTTAGCAAGTGTGTCTAATGGTGGGCAGGGCAAGACTTCTGCAATAAACTGTCCATCAATATTTGAGGTGTTTGTATTTTGTTGACCTACGTTGGAATTGCTCTCCTCGTCACTTTTTCCATTATCCTCTTTCACTTCCTCTCCTACATTGTTTAAATTTTTTACTAAATCAGTATTAGGTTTTGGTGGCGCAATATCAGCATAGAGATCAGGGGCGATGTACATGGGAGGAGCAAAATCGCATACTGTGAGATTGTTTTCGGGATCTACATTAAACATTTCACTACCTGTACCTGTCTTTTTATCTCTGGCTACAACACAAGGAAGTTCAATAATTGGGACAAATCCAAACGGTAATTGACCAAAAGTAGTTGGAGGGATTATTTCCGCAGGAGGAATTATTGTTAGTTCTGGTAAATCTTTAACCTTTGGCTCGTTTATAAAAGGAGGATTTAATTCCACTATTTAGCAGCAGACCATAAAACTAAAGATTTTCTTACTCCTGATTTTACTTTAGTAACTCGGTGAAGCATTGATGATGGAAAAACAATTAAAGTTCCTTGTTCTTGATCAATTGCTTTTTCTGGGATAATCGTATCTTTTGTATATTTACATGCACCTGTAATAAGTTCTAAAGAACCTCCTGTATATTTTTTACTGTGATTTAAAATCAAAGACGCAGATATATCTCTTTTTAAGTTTTGCGGATCATTTATTTTTGTTACTGAATCTGTATGCCAATTGTAAAACATCCCTTTTGTATATTCTGCATATTGAATAGGTTCTGTATATGTTAAATCACACCCATAATACTTAGAAGCACAGGAATCTAGACGTTTCATAATTTTTATCATTAAATCTTGTACGACACTACCTTCATTAATAAAAGAGACTTTTGTATCCCTTACTTCTTCAAGCTTATGTGGACTTGCAGGATTAATCTTTCCTTTCTCTAAATTAATTGTTCCTTCTTTTACTATCCTTTTACATTCTTCTTTTGATAAAAAATTTGGATAATAAATATAAGTAGCTAATCGCATAACTAACAATCATTCCATTGCCCTGCAAGATCACTAGCTGCACTTCCTACTTGTTTTCTAGCCTGACCAAAGAAAATCCCTGCCAGGACGGGGCCAACTATAGGTACGTTCGCTATGGCTGGTGTCACCTGAACTGAAGCAGCATCAGCAATCATCTGTCCATTACTGCGTCCTTGGGCTTGTTTTTCAATACATTCGATCTGTTTTGCCGTTAATTTACCGTCTGAGCCTTGCGGATATGTAATGAACTGAGCAACAGATTCTTTATGAATATGTTTAGTCTTTACACCTTTATTAAACGTAGGAGTTTCACTGGTTTCATACTGGAGCATTGTTTTTGGATCGTGTTGACGACTAGCAAAACTCCACTCTTCTGCACCATCAGCACCTTTTTCACTTCTAATTTGAAGACTGCTGTAAGGAGTATTAGAAAGCTTGGCTATATCAGGGATGCCTGAGTCCTTACGAGCCAACATGTTTAAGCTCATGAAATTGGTGGCAATGAGTCCACCGCCTAACACTAAAGAAGTCAGGCCGTTAAATGATTTAAATTGAATCATTTGCCGAACGGAAGCACAGGACCAGTCATCTCAGGCACTTTGGGCATTTCTGGCATTGCATCTTGAACTAAAGAAGGAAGTTCTTTCTTAACGCCATCTAGTACTGCATCAAAGATTTTTGATCTAAAAATAAATGCACCACCTAAACTCGCTACCCCCAAGATGAAGGCAGCGAAATTAATCCAAGTTATGATTTTTATCATGCAGGGCAAGCCTCACCACCGTCAACAGGTGCTTGATCAGCTTCTCTAGCTTCGTTGATAATTTTGCCTTGTAATTCTTGGATTCTTACTGCAAGAGGCTGAAGTTCAGCTTTGTTTGCTTCTTGCTGTCTTTTAACGACACCGTTGTATTCTTCAACAGCAGCGTCTAATTCAGAGATAGTAGACATAGATAAAGTGTATATGCTTTCAAATTATAGGGTTTTTAGGTAATCCAACAAGTTTTTTACTTTAGTTTTATCAAAAGGGTCGTGAATATTGCTTTCATATACCTCTGTAAATCGTTTTTCTACTTTGCAATTATCAAAGACTAATATTTCACGTTGGTTTCTTACTCCTAACTCATCTCTATAAATAGCATTGTTTAAATTATTTCCAAAAACTAATTCCATATCACTAATAGCCTTTAATTTTGTAATACCCATTGCATCAAGCCATACTCGTTGAGTGAAAAAATCATTGATAGTTAAAATATAAACTTCATTTACACCGTAAGATCGTATTTCATCATACTTGTCTTCAAAGGAAGGTACATGTTGATAAGTGCAAGTAGGAGTGAAAGCACCAGGTAGAGTAAGTATTACACATCGATTTCGTGTTAAATCTTTTAGATTTATTTGTCTAGTTGAAAATACATGATATTTCTCTTCAGGATGCTTCATCTCATAAGAACTAACAAAAAAACCTGTGTTTAATGCGTTTTTTCTCATTTGAATCTAGGGCCGTAAAAAAATAAAACTAGAGAATTTCTTACTCCTGATTTTACGGTAGAAACTTTGTGATGCAAGAAAGGAGGAAAAACAGTTACAGCACCTTGTTCCCTTGGAATTACAAAATCGTCTTCTGGCTTACCATTTTCAAAAAAGACCAGATCACCTCCAGTATTACCTTCTAAATCATTTAATTGAACACTTACTGAAAGTTTACAATATGGCCTATAACTATTTATATCTTGATGAAAACAATAACCCATTCCATTTTGAAATTTATGAATAATACATTCAAAATCATGCTCATCTAAATCATAATTATAAGTTAGCCGATTCACTTCCAATGCTAGGTTTTTTATCTTTTGAATAGGTGCAAGTTCATTGCTTGGATGAACATCTCTAGACCCACGTTGTAATGTTTTTCTTATATTATAAACTCTCATATTTGCATGATCTATTAGCTGTTTACATTCCTCGTTAGATAAAGTTAATTCTGGATATTTATTATGACTTAAAAAAACAGGCATTATAAAATTATAAGTTTCTTCAAACCACTGATGCAAATGCTGAATTTTATCGAATTTAGTTTTTAATTTAACAATCAACTTTCTGCGAATACCGCCCTAGCATATCCACCACCACCATTCCCTCCTGCGTAAGCTGTTTCACCATATAAAGAACCACTATCTGTACCCCCAGCACCACCACCACCACCAAATGCAGGAGCGTTAGGGCCAGTGCAACCAGCGCAACCACTGCAAGTTTGATCAGCACCGCCAGAATGAGTCCACCCAGCTACACCAGTTGGGTTAGATCCATCGTTAGCAGCGTCACCACCATTCCTGCCAGAAGAAGCATCACCTGCAACTACCTGCGCATATGGGAGTGAACCACCAGCTTGTGCATACCCACCAGGATTAGCATTTGGATACCTAGAACCTCGATCACCTCCGTAAACCGCAATGACATCTTTTATTCCAGAAGGCCCACCTGAGTAACCTCTATTACCTCCTTTCCCTGCTTGTACTGTGACTGTTGTTCCTGGTGTTACTGGACTTTGAGCATTTATATATGCACCACCACCACCACCACCGCTGTTTTGGCCTTGATAACAAGAACCATGATGTGTTTGATTGCTGTACCTGTAACCACCACCACCACCACTTAAAGCCTGAACGCTTACCTTAAAACAACCATCAGGAATAGTTACACTAGTAGTCTTTCCACTATTAGTTGACCATAAATTTGAATCTGTGTGACTACTTCCTGATGTGTTGTAACCTTCCAAATCACCATCAGCAGCAAGTTCAATTGTGGCAGGTGGAATGCACTGTGCATTTGTAGTTGCACTGGCTGTTGCTGGTGTTACTGAGTCACCATCTGCGTTGTAAGCAACTACTGAATATGAATAACTGGTGCTGTATGCAGCTAAACCTGAATCTGTGTACGTTGTACCTGCCTGAGTTGCAATAACAGAACCAGCCCTAGATAGTTTATAACCAGTAACTATTGCAGGGCCAGAAGGAGCAGACCAACTTAAATTTATTGTTTTACTAGCAGTTGTTGACTTAGTGGCTGCAAAATTATCAGGAGTACCTGGTGGCTCTGGGCCAACCATTCTCATCCTTTGAGAAGAACCTATAGTAGCCATTAGACCAACCTCCCTTGCGAGTTCATTGTTTTAGCCCTCGTAATATCAGTATCTTCCCCAGTATGCTGGATCTTGGTCAAGTTTTCACCAGTTTCTACAAAATCAGCAGAAGTATAAATAGTTTCAATTTTTATTTTTGCAGAAGCTAGATCTGAATTGTATTCAGAACCAAAATCAATATTTAAACCTCCATAAGAAATAACTTTTCTATATTGTTCATAAGAAAATACATTTGTGGTTGCAAGTTCTTCTGAACCAATAGTCAAAACTTTTGCTTTATCAATCTGATCTACCCCATAGCAACTTGTTACCTTTACAACTTGACTACTTGTATCAATTGAATTCACAACACCACGAAATCCATTTACTTGATTTACTTTATCGCCAACAGAGATCGAAGGCATGGATGATAATTTAGTACGAGTTAAAGAGTATTTATAACGCTTTTGAACATCAGAAGTTTTATCTTCTGTTGACCAATCTTCTGTTGGAGTTTCATTTAAAGTTTCATATGTTGAAGTTCCTAAAAGAATAAAAACATAACTTTCTGAATCACTAAATACATATTCTGCTGGTGGCTCTTCTGGCTTTGAAGTATCAACTATTGGTTGATTTAGTAACGCTCTTTTTACAGTTGGATAATTACCTGTTTGTCCTTTATCTGTATTGATTTTATCAATAAAATATTGTTCATCTAAAACAACTTTAACGTCTTTACCTATTTCAACTTCCCCTGATTGCAAAGTTACTTGATCATACTCAATATATTTAGTCCCTAAAATATCAGTCAGCACAGTGTAGTTGTTATCTTCGTGAAATGACTCTATTGGGTACACAAAAAGACCAGTCAGTTCATCTTCAGTAAGAGCCTGAAAATTCGATGTGTGTTTATAGACGTTTGGAAGAGAAGGTAAAAGTCTCTTCGTTTCAATGTCGATATACATGATTAAGCGAAGTTAGTACCAGTTTTAATGGAGTAAATAGTAGTACCAGCATCAAAAGTTATAAACGTAAGAATGTCTATAGCGTTTGATGTGTTGGTTAATGTTGGTGCTGTACCTCCAGAAGGCCATTTAAAAGCAGAACCCCAAGTAATACTTAAGGCAGAACCTGCTGTGTTTTTACGAACGATAGTAAAACTAACTGCATGACTGTTTGGTGCGTTAGTGAGAGATACAGAAGTTGCGTTTGCCCCTTGGTTGAGATAAATAATATTTCCATTATTCAAATCAAGTGATAACCCACCAGAAGAACTATGAGTAACTGTTTGATGATTTTCAAATGATTTAGTTATTTCAAGAATAGGAACGGTAAGTAAATTACTTGAAGGGTTATATGTCAGGTTTGAATCCATTCGGATTGTTTCCCCTGCTGTTGAAGAAGAAGAATCAACGAATGTTAGATAATGACTTGCGTCAGAACTGGTAGCTGTTGTATCTACACCATCCGCAGTTGCAGCGTTACCAGTACAAGATCCAGAAGAACCAGAACAGTTACCTGTGACGTTTCCAGTTAATGCACCAGCAAATCCTGTGCTTGTAAGCAATCCACTACTAGGGTTATAAGTTAAACCTGTATCAGTTTCAGCCCCTTGAGTACCAGTTGCCCCATCTACAAATAGAGGGTAAACGGTTTCATTACTAGAGTTATTAGCACTAACAGTGACATTAGTTGCTGTAGTTGCAGTCGCAGAATTACCAGTACATGACCCAGAAGAACCAGAGGTATTTCCAGTAACATCTCCAGTGACATCTCCAGTTAGATCTCCAACGAAACTTGTAGCTGTTAACGCTCCAGAACTAGAGTTGAAAGATAAATTAGAACTACTCTTAACTGCTTTTTGGCCTGTTGCACCTGAAGCTGTAAGCATAGGGAAACAGTTTGTATCAGAAGTGGCATCTACCTGAACGCTATTAGCTTTAGTAGCTGTAGTAGAATTACCAGTTAATGCTCCGATAAAGGTTGTAGAACTTAAAGCACCACTAGAAGGGTTATAACTTAAACCAGTGTCAGTTTCTCCTCCTTGAGAACCAGTAGCACCATCAACAAATATGGGATAAACAGTTTCGTTAGTAGAGTTATTAGCACTAACTGTAAATTGAGTAGCGAGTGCTGCGGTTCCACTTGTATCTTGGTTGCCAGCAGTGTTGACACCAGGCAGATCTATATTTGCTGATCCATCAAACGACACACCACCGATATTTCTTGCAGTTGCAAGTGCTGTAGCAGTAGCAGCTAAAGCTACGGCTATATTTGCAGATCCATCAAAACTTGTTCCACCAATTGTCCTTGCAGTTTCAAGTGCTGTGGCTGTCGCTGCATTTCCAGTGCAATTTAATAAATTTCCTGTAAAAGAAGTAGCTGCTAAAGCACCAGTGTTTGCGTTAAAAGTTAAATTTGTTCCTGATTTAGGAGGCAGGTTTCCTGTCGCAGCCGTTGCAAATAGTGGGAAACAAGTTGTGTCTGACGACTCATCTGCAACTGTGACACTTGTAGCTATAGAAGCAGTACCAGTTAAATTTGCGACAAACGCATCTGCTGACTTATCCCATAACCCATTTGAACTTGCCCCAGTGAAAGTGACATCGCCATCAATTGTGAGTGAACTTAAAGTGCCTACAGAAGTTAAAGAACTAGCAACAACATTAGCTGCCATCGTTGTTCCAGTTAAACTTGCCGCCTGAACATTAGTTGCATCAGACCAAGAAAGAGTTCCAGATCCATCGGTAGAAAGCTGTTGCCCTGCCGAGCCATCTGCTCCAGGTAATGTCCAAAGCACATTGCTTGAAACTGTCCCAGGAGCTTGAAAGCCTACATAATTACTTGAATCTGAGTCGTAATATCTAAAATCACCTTGAGCATTTAGGCTAATCGCACCTGTAAAAGTTGGATTTGCCGCTGTTGGCAAAGCACTAATTGTTACATCGGTGGGAGTACCTGAGTTATCCCAAGTAAGAGTGTCAACTCTAATTTTGCCGTAAGCCATGATTTAAAGAATTGCCCAGATAGCGTTTGCTGGAATAGTCACTGTTACTCCTGAGTTTACCGTCAAAGGGCCAACAGAGCTTGCATTTGTGTTTGCAGTTAAAGTATAACTTGCTGTAACGCTTTGTCCGTTTTCAAGAAATACCTTGTCACCACTTGCACCTGTAGCTCCACCGCCACCTCCAAACTCACCCCAGCCATTATTATCATAACCTTCAAATATTTCTAAAGTTGAGTTATATCTAATAGCCCCTCTATCTGCACCGCCAGGTCTTTGAGCAGTTGTTCCACTAGGAAGATCAACCATTCCTGTCCCAGTAAATAATAGATTCCCTGCAACTGTTAATGCACTAAGAGTTCCTAGTGAAGTGATGTTTGTTTGGGCTGCTCCAGTTACTGTTGCTGCATTGGTAGCGTTGGTTGCTGTTGCAGCATTGCCTGTGTAATTAGTTCCATCAAGAACTTGTGTTCCATTTATCTTTAATACTTTTCCACTTGCAAGATCAATATGTTCTGAACTTGTCCAAGCATCGGTGGAGTTGACCCAATTCCAAGTTTTATCTCCGTCAGATCCAGCATCAAGAGTAATACCACCACCATCTGCTGTTGAATCTGATGGGCTTGCTACCTTACCAAGTTCAATGTTCTTATCAGCGACTTCAACAGTGGTACTTGAAACTGTAGTTGTTGTTCCATTAACAGTTAAATTTCCTCCGACTACGACATTATTAGTGACGTTTAAGCTTCCAAGTGTTCCTACAGAAGTCAAACTTGAAGCAGTTACTCCACTAGCAAGAGTTGCTCCAGTTAATTGACCAGCCGCTGCAACATTGCTATTTGTTTGAACAGCGTTGCCCATTAAAGAATGAGCAGAACATTGATAATGAAGAACAGAAGGAGTTGTGTCTGAAACAACTATTTGTGTATAAGCTCCAGAAGATCCAGCAGTTCCGTTTGTAGTAACTCCTGTGGTGTAAGCAGTTGTCTTGTCTGCTTCTAGGTAGAAACGAAATGGATGTCCTGAGTTTGTACCGTCTGCTTGGTCAAACTTGTAAGTACGACCTGGAGTAAGAGTTATAAATGGTGATTCTTTTCCGTCAATTTTATAACCAGAACTAGATCCAGAACCGTTATATCTATGCGCTCCAGTTTTACTCGCAACAGTAACCGTTAATGTTTTTGCGTTACCTGTATATGTTCCATTTAAAGCAGCAAAACCAACTAAATTTCCATCGTTAGTAAGACTTACATCTCCTGTAAATGTAGGTGATGATGTTGAACCTGGATCAACCCAAGATAAAGTTCCAGATCCATCACTAGCTAAGACATAGCCAGAAACAGCAGCGTCAGCCGAAGGGAGAGTAAGAGTAAAACTACTTGCAATAGAAGCAGGAGATTGAAGAGCGACATAGTGAGAGCTATCAGCATCCTTAAACCGAAGGTCTGCTTGAGCGTTCAGATTAATATCACCACTACTTGTTAAACCTGTAAGTGTTCCAACTGAAGTTAATGAACTAGCTGTTACTCCACTAGCCAATGTTGCACCAGTTAAAGTCCCAGCAGCAGCAGTAATTGTTATATCAGCAGAACCATTAAAGCTAACACCGTTAATATCTCTAGCTGTGGCAAGGATTGTTGCTGTTGAAGCGTTGCCTGTTAATGCACCTACAAATGATGTTGCAGTTAAGGCTCCAGAAGAAGGGTTATAACTTAAACCTGTATCTGTTTCTGCTCCTTGTGATCCTGTTGCTCCGTCAACAAATAAAGGGTAAACAGTTTCATCTGTTGAATTATTTGCTGTAACTGTAAATTGTGTTGCTAAATCTGCTGTTCCAGTAACATTTCCAGTTAAATTCCCAATAAATGTAGTTGTCGTTAAAGCCCCAGTTGAAGGGTTGTAAGTTAAAGCAGAATCTGTCTCAGCACCTTGAGAACCAGTGGCTGCGTCTACAAAAATCGGATAAACAGTTTCATTGGTTGTGTCGTTTGCTGTGACTGTGAACTGAGTTGCAAGTGCTGCTGTACCTGAAGTGTCTTGAGTACCAGAAGCATTAACACCAGGTAGCGTGATATTCGCTGTTCCGTCAAAGCTAACTCCACCTATTGTTCTAGCGGTTGCTAATGCTGTAGCTGTAGCTGCGTTTCCTGTAGTGTTTTGGTTGCCAGCAGTATTAACGCCTGGTAAATCTATATTTGCTGAACCGTTAAAACTAACTCCTCCTATCGTTCTTGCAGTTGCAAGTATTGTTGCTGTATCTGCGTTGCCTGTTAGATCTCCAGTGACATCTCCAGTAATTGTTCCACTAACTGTTAGAGAAGTAAGAGTTCCAACTGAAGTAAGAGAACTTGCAACAACATTGGAAGCAAGAGTAGTTCCAGTTATATCTGCCGCAGCAGTATTGGTTGTATCAGTTGCCCATTCAAGAGTGGTAGGTGTGCTGGCATTAGCCTTAAGGACTTGGTTAGCAGTTGGTGCTGTAGCAGGAAGAGTGAGAGTTATATCTGAAGCTTGTGCCTGTGCTTTTAATGCTGTGTAATTCGCACCATCTGAATCAGCTTCTGTAAAACGCAATTCCGAAGCATTATCCAGAATCAAATTGCCAGTCATTGTGCCGCCAGCTTTCGGCAACGCCGCATTTGCTGTTGTAGCAGCAGCATCAGCAGCATCCTTCGCAATCTTGACAGCAGCAGGAGTAGCAGCAGTCGTAGCAGAAGTTGAAGCTGCACTATCTGTTAACTGAAGAACACCAACGGCACTTGTAGTTCCTGTAGTTATTTTGCTTCCAGTTATTGCAGCCGATCCAGATATATCACCATCAACAATCGAATTAGCCGTAATTGAAACTACACCTGCATTTGATATTGCTATATCACCTGTTACAGAAACTTGAGCAGCAACCCCTGATGAATTTCCAACAATTATTTTTGCAGCAGTTATGCCTTCTAATCGAGTAAGCGTAATCCCAGCAGAGGCATTTATGTCAGCATTAACAATGGTTCCATCAGCAATCATTGTGCTGGTTACTGTTCCACTATCGTTATGTGTTATTAAAGTTCCAGAAGTATTAGGTAAAAGTATTGTTTTATCCGCTGTAGTTGGATCAACTACTCCTAAAGTTGTTTCATATGCGTCAACAGTTGAACCCTCAAAAACAAGCGTTGCAGTATTATTAAATAAGACTTGCCCAGTGACAGTGCCACCTGCAAGTGCTAACTTTTCTGTTTCTAATTCTTGAAGTGCATCTTGAACATTAGTTGCTCCAATTTGACCATATGGAGTAAAAACAATATTGCTTGCAACTTGCCCGGCCACGGTCTGCGAAAGATCAATTTCTTCCCATGAACTTCCACCTGTATTTGTAACACCTAAAATATAATCTGGTGGTGCAAGTGCAACGACAGGTGCTGGCGCACTTGGAGTTCCAGCATTTTCAACTACTAAATATAAACCATCAGTTGAACTTGTAGGAGTCGGAACATTGCTTCCGATGCTTAAACCTGCTGCTGCACCTGCTGTTGTTACACTTGCAACTTTACTTGTTCCAGCGTTAAAAGTACCACCAAAGACCAGCGAACCTTTTGTTAAAGTTGTTATTGGTTGGTAAGCATTACCATCATAAATATATAAATCTTCAGAGACAGAATCGAAGAAAAATTGCCCTGTAAATTCACTGTTTGGGAAACCTGTCTGAGCTACAGAACCAAATAGCGTTGTTGAGGCATTTGCAATTTTTGCTCCTGTAATTGCATCATTTGCAATTCTTGCTGTTGCAATAGTTCCAGAAGTAATTAATGCTGCACTGTGATTTGGAACGTCACTATCTGAAAGCGTTGCAAGAGTTGTGACTCTTCCTTTTGCGTCAACTGTGACTTTCGTTCCTGTTCCTGCTGTAACTCCTGAATCAGTAACTGTAATTGCACCGTTTGAATCAACAGAAAGTGGACCTCCTGTAGGAACAGAAACACCACCAACAGCACTAGCAGTTGCAATAGGCAAATCAGAAGCAGCAAGAGTGGCTGTTCCTGTTATTTGACCGAAATTATTGAAAGTGACCTTTGTTGCTGTAGCTCCAGTCGTTGTTGCAGCAATTGATAAAGCACCTGCTCCTGTAACAGCAAGTCCACCTGAACTGACGATAGAAACACCACCAACTGCCGTAGCTGTCGCAACTGGCAAATCGCTTGCTACCAGTGCAGTTGCAGCGGTTATTAAGCCCTGTGCGTTGTAACTTATTCCAGCAGATGTTCCAGCCGAAATAACATTATTGATCCCCAAACTGCCAGAAGCTACATTTAAAGATCTGTCTATATTTGCTGTGTTTAATTTTGCAGCAGTAATAGTTGCATCAGTTATTTTTGTTCCACTAATTCCAGTTGCTACCTTTGCATCGGTGACTGCTGAAGCTGCAATTTTTGCAGTTGTTACAGAAGTTGCACCTAAAGCAGTTGTGTCAACTGCACCTGCTCCAAGCTTTGCTGCTGTTACAGCATCATCAGCAATTTTTGCTGTCGTAACCGCATTATCTGCAAGAGTTCCAGCTTCAATTGTTCCTGAAAGTTTTGCTGCTGTAACTGCTCCATCAGCAATTTTCGCTGTTGTTATTGCTGCATCTGCTACGGCTGCTGTATCTACAGCATTATCTGCTAGCTCAGAAGCTGTTACTGCGTTGGCTGCAATCTTTGCTGCTGTTACAGAATTAGCAGCAAGAGCAGCAGTATCTACAGCGTTATCAGCTAATTCACTAGCTGTGATTGCATTTGCGGCAATTTGAGTTGCTGTAAGTGAATCATTAGCAATCTTTGTTCCATCGATATCTCCAGCAGACAAACTTAACTTTGCCGCTGTAACGGTTGCGTTTGCAATCTTGGCTCCTGTAACTGCCAAGTTTACTATTGCTGCTGTATCTACCGCATCGTCTGCAAGTTCCGAAGCTCCTACTGCGTTTGCTGCTATTTCACTTGCACCTACAGAATCGGCAGCTAATTGAGTTGCAGTAATTGTGCCAGTAACAATATTTGCTCCTTCAATTGTCGCTGCGGCTATCTTTGCTCCTGTTACGGCATCATCCGCAATAGCACTGGTGTCAACTGCATTGTCTGCTAGTTCACTAGATCCAATAGCATTGGCTGCTATTTGACTTGCTGTAAGAGAGTTATCAGCAATCTTCGCTCCAGCAATATCTCCATTTGATAAATTTAATTTTGCCGCTGTAATGGTTGCATTAGCAATTTTTGCACCAGTTACCGCTGTGTTAGCTATAGCGGCTGTATCAACAGCATCATCAGCAAGTTCTGAAGCACCTATTGCATTAGGAGCTATTTCTGAAGCAGTAATTGTATTTGCAACAATATTTCCTGCGGCAATTGTCGTTGCTGCAATATTTGCTCCAGCAATAGTTGCTGCTGCAATCTTGGCTCCAGTAACTGCATCATCTGCTATAGCTGCTGTATCTACAGCGTTATCTGCTAACTCACTTGCTCCTACAGCATTGGCTGCTATTTGATTTGCAGTTAAAGAATTAGATGCAATTTTGGCAGCAGGAATATCACCGTCTGAAAGATTTAATTTCGCATAAGCAATAGTTCCATCGGCAATCTTTGCATTGGTGACTGCTGAGTTAACTATGGCAGCAGTATCTACAGCATCGTCAGCCAATTCACTAGCACCAACAGCGTTAGCCGCTATTTCACTAGCCCCTACAGAGCCTGCTGCCAGTTCAGTAGCTGTAATTGTGCCAGCTACAATATTTGCTGCCGTAATTGTTGTACTAGCTATCTTCGCTCCTGTGACAGCCGCTGCTCCTAAAGCTGTTGTATCGACAGCACCTGCCGCAAGTTTTGCAGCAGTTACAGCATCATTAAGAATTGCATTTGTATCTACAGCATCGTCTGCTAATTCAGAAGCTGTAATTGCATTAGCCGCTATTTGTGTAGCAGTAATTGTGTCAGCAACAAGTTTTGCACCTGTAATAACACCATCATTTATTTTAGATGCAGTAACAGAATTAGCAGCTAACTTCCCTGATGTAACAGCTAAATTCGCTATTGCATTTGTATCTACAGCATCATCAGCAAGTTCACTAGCACCAACAGCATCAGCAGCTATCTGGCCTGCTGTTACTGAATTATCAGCAAGTTTTGCACCAGGAATATCTGCATTATTAATATTTAATTTTGCATAAGCGATTGTACCGTTTGCGATTTTTGCATTGGTAACAGCCGCATCTAAAATTGCATCAGTATCAACAGCGTCATCAGCCAGTTCAGAAGCACCTATGGCATTAGCTGCTATTTGATTTGCTGTCAGAGTATTAGCTGCTATTTCTGTCGCTGTTATTGTTCCATCAGCTATCTCACTAGCACCTACCGCACCAGCCGCAATCTTATCTGCTGTAACTGCATTGTTTGTAATAGATGCAGTAGTAACAGCATTTGAAGCAAGAGTTCCTAATGCTGTACCAGGTATTGAACCAGCATCAATTAATGCAACACCTTTTTCAACTAAAGCTTTAGCCGTAATTCGTTTGGTTTCTGACGCACTATCGTCAACAACTGCTAATTCGTCTACAGCCGCCAAATCTGCTTCAGCTAACTGAGGCAGTTGACTTATTTGAAGATCAGCCATTTAACTCACGGACTTTAAGGACAGTTTATATCTGTTATACCTTATGTTGCATCATCTTCTAAGAAAATCTTACTTCCATCTTCTTGCAATATGAAATCAGTAGATTCTTGTAGGAGATAACTAGGAGTCGTACCTACCTGCAAATTAAATTCTCCATTAGTAATAAAGTCTATTTGCGTTTTTACAATTCCTACGTTTGGAACTGAAATACTACAATTTGTAATCTGAGCTTCACACTCATACCACGCATTATTAGCAGAACCAGCAGATTCCCTATACAAAAAGAAACGACCTAAAAAATCAGCACCTTGTTTAACACGCAAAATTAAACGTGCTAAATAAGATGAAAATTCTTGTCCAGTTGAATAATCAGGATCACTTGCAACATATCTATGTTCCCAAAAACAAGTCATTGATCCTTGACCAGAAATCAATCCATTTTCATATTGACGTTTAAAATTATCTCCTAATTGACTGATTTCGATTTGATCTCTTGATGTTGTGAACTCATATTCTTCAATTCGTGCTAATGGTCTATAGGCAACATTTCGAGCTTTTATAGATATTTCTTGATTCTCTGTAGGAACTGCAAGTGCTAAAGCACTAGAAGTTGTCCCACCAACAGCAAGAGCAAAACTTGTATATAACTTCATTCCACCTATGTCATCTACATGAACAAACCAACTTCCATCTCGATAGTTATGACCAGAAACTAATTGTAAATTTGAAGAACCATCTGTCCTAGATATTTCTACTTTGTCACCAGTAATAATATTTCCTTTAACTCCAGTTAAAGAAAACCTTTTCCTAGCTGTATTTACATCTGAAGGAGTAAGAGTTCCATTAAGCGATTGCTCCATAGAACTTCGCTTGAATTCAATGAACCCTCCACTCCCTAAATAGGTGGGCATCTATTTAAGCAGCAATTACAGCAGTAGGAGCAGAAGCAGCCTCAAAGGAAACTTCAGCAGACAAGACTTCACCTTGACTACTTGTCATAGCAATACTTGTCAAAATAACAGTCATAGTCGTAACTTTTGCATCACCTGCATGATCTGTAATTCCTAAACTAAGTTCTACCGTCTCCGAAACCGCACCACCTGTTTTAACTAATTTGCCCATCAATACAGATGCTTGCGTCTGACCAGAAGTCGAACCTGATGCGGAATACCAAGAGATAGATGCACTACCAGAAACACTGCGAGTTCCACCTACAAGTTGTCTATCACGATCACCTAATGTTGTGACATCTAAGGTTTCCTGTGAAGCAGTAAAACTCCATGTAGTTACGGTTGCGACTGTGGTATTACCCACTTTCATTAACCCATCACCGCCTGAATAGTAGCCCACGACAATCTTTAAATTAAACAGTCATTATATTCTAAGGCGAATCGAGGCAAGCAACAAATTTACATTCAACATTGCTACGTCCAGGATAGACACTTGTCACCATTGGAGGGCCATCATATCGCCATTTTAACTCTGTTCTTTCTACAAAATATGACTGCATCTGACTAGAAGCCCCTTCAAGAACTTTAGTTCCAGAAAAATCAACTTGATCCCAAACTGAATTTATATCTTCATAATTTTGTAAAATTGCAGCAGCATCTGAATCTTGAATGTTATTAAATGACAAATTAAAAGTAGATCCAGTTCGATGTTTTCCATAACGAATAACAGTCTTTACCCCATTATTAGCTTCAAACTCAACTTGCGGATAATCACCTGGAGAATAACTTCTTGCCGAAGGGGTTAGATTTGTAGGGGTGAATTTTGCCATTATCGACTTAGTTCAGGGAATCTAAGAGTAAAGCTTACGCCATTTACAGAATTAGGACTTGCATTATATAAAACTGCAAGTTTGTTATCAGATGTTAAAGGTACATGGCTAGCAGCTATCTGGATAAAACCTTCTTCACCATAAGTAATAGATTCAACCTTATAAATCCTATCTTCTTCGGTGGTGTCAACTTGAGCAAACAATTTATTTTTTAATCCTGCTGAATTAGTTCCTGCACTATTAACAGAAAAAGTTGATGTTGTTACACCTCCTAACGTACCTGGACTCCAAACATAAGCCTTAATAGACCCAGAAATTGATGAACGAGAAGTAACTATTCCATTGTCATCAATGCTTCCATTCTTAAAACGACTTGTATGTGTCATCTCAGTTAATACTCGAATGTAATTACCTGCTATTAATCCAAAAACAGAACTAGGAGGAGTTTGAAAAACAATTCCATGATCAATTTCTTTTCTAATTGATAAGGCTATTGCTGCAAATGTTTTAGCATGAGATTCACTTGTACACCAATTACTTAAATCAAAAACTTCTTCTGGTAATTTTTCTGCGTTTTCATAGAAACTTGATAAGTTTTGTCCTGTTGGATTATAAGCATAAGTTTTTGCAATATTTTCAGGAAAACCTCCTATGTTCTTATTATTCCGATTGTTTTCTCTATGAATAACAGTTGCTTTAAACATCTTTCTTTCTTCTGGCGTTAAGAATGTAATTTTTATATCTTTCATATTTCCATCAGTAAATAAAGCTTTTATATCAATACCTGTATTAACTCCTGCGTCATAATTAATTTTATAATCACCATCAACAGGAAAACTTGGCTTTAAACTAAAACGACCACCTAATATAGAAAAATCTAAGAAGTTGTAACCAGCATGTTCAAAAATAAATTCTCTTAAATTAAACTTACTATCTATAACGCCATCCCAGTAAAAATTATTTGCTCTACAATACCTAGCTCCTTCAATCATACTTTTACGATCAACACCATCATGTCCAACAATATCGCCAACACCGTACATAGTATTTGTTAATAAATCATGAGCTATTTCTACAAAATTATTAGTAGAAGCTGTTTCAGAATTTCTAGTTAAATAACCAGTACCAGTATTAGGATTTGAATCTGGAATTAGACGATCTACTTTTATTCCTTTTTCAATAAATGCAGTGAAAGCACCAAAACTACTTAACGTATTTGTAGCTCCAATCCGAATGCCTGCCATTGCAAGTTTTTCATAATTAATCTCTGGATTACTACTAGTACCTGCATGTGTAATTTCATTTAAATAAGTTACCTCATGTTCAGGTCCATTTTCATGGCTTGAAGATTCTGCGTCAAATAAGAAATAATCAGCTATTGCATTATTTGGATTATGTTTAACAATACTCCAATAATTTGTATAATAATTAGCCGTTCCATCTCCTCCCTCCATTCTCCAATCACTATGAGTTCCAATAGCTCCAACATCCACAGGAGGAGGCTCAATTGTAACAACTAAAGTTTGAGTAGGAGATTCATTATTAATAGTAACTCTGTCACCATCTTGATAACCAGTCCCTGCCGCTCCTAATGTATATTCTTTATAGGTATTAGTTCCATCAGTTATTTTTTTAACATTAATAGTTAAACCTACCCCAGCACCTGTTGTTGCTGTTGTTGGTCTTTCGTCCGTAGTAATTATTATTGAAGGAACTTTATTTGATTTTTGTACAGCAATAGCATAAAAGTTTCTTCCGCTACCAGCACTACCTCTCCAGTCTTCTGCACTACCTAAAGAAGAAGGATTTCTTGCAATTCTAAATCTATGAAATATTCCAGTTCCATTACCACTACTATCAACTTCTTCTATACCATCGCTCCAATCACTCTCTTTATAAGGAGCGTAATTTGTAGGATAATCTTTATAAAATGTCTGAGGAAGTAAAGTTCCACCAAAAGTAAAATACCAACGTGTGTTGCTACCTCTAGGTTCAGATATTGCGTAAATTCCTTTTTGTGGACTGAAATAAGCATTTCCAACAACAGGAGTTCCTTTAAAGTTGTAGTTACTTACATTTGTCCATGTACCTTGTTGATTATTTGTTCCAATACCTGTGTAAGTAGTTACGTTGTCAGGAAGAAAAGGCGTAGTTATATAGTTATAAACTAAATCTTCATCAACTGGTAAAGTTCCACTCTCCATAGGAGAAAACTGACTAACAGGGCCAACAATTGGAAGAGGATCTCCTGTATCAGGATCTAAAGCACTCCCTAAACCTCCTCTATCCCATTCAGTATTATTTGTAAATTTATTACCATTTGTTTTGTCTGTAGGTAATGACTCTAATTGAGCATGATAGGAAACTTGCAACCCTAAAGTATAATTTGTTTCTCTACGAAGTGGTGCTGAGTAATTAAGAACATGTACTGCTCCAGAATAATAATTAAGAACTACATTTCCTGGAACAGGTTTAAATCTAAATTCAAATTGTTTAGCACCCTCAATTGATTTGGCATAAAGAACATTATATTGAGCAACAGGCGAAGAACCTTTAACACAAATTAATGTAGTATTTACGTTTTGAAAGTCATCTCCAGAATTTAATTTTTTTGCTTGTAAAACAAAGAAACTAAGACGTTTTACATATTTACTTACATTGCCTAATTGAATACTGCCATTTTTATCTTCATAACTTCTAATGCGATCTTGAGAAGGCATTGCATTTACATTAGGAAAACCATTTATTTGCCTCCAAACAATACTTTTAATTCCTATCTCTGTAATATTACATTTTCTTGTGTTTGAAAAAGTTGCAAGATTTGCTTTTTGAACAACTAAAGATTGAAAAGGAAGTCTTGTTTCATCTGTATTCCTAAATTCTAAATAACCAGGTTCATCTGCTTTTAATTTTATTGCTTTTTGAAAACCTTCATAGCCAGGAACCCATCTGTTTCCATTATCTTCTTCAGTAACAGTCATTAGTGTTGAGCCAACCATATATTGTTCACCTACAGCCATTGTGTCATCTACAAATTCTCTAGTAGTGTCAGCAACAGCTTTAGCGTCTGATGAACCCCAAGGTGAAAATTTATTCCATTTTTTTGATTGATCAACATTTGATATAGATGAATCAATCCATGCTGATTCTTCTACTGCATGATAAATTCGATAATGAACAGTTAATGATCCAGTTTCATTAGGAGTTAAAACACGCCCATTACTATATGAAGAGTTTGTAATACCTACATATCTAGGATAGTGATGAGCAATTTTTCCCATT